AAATACTTTTTTGAATATAGGACAATATATTTAAAAAAGTAATTGACGACGCAGATGGGTTTCGATCCCATTACCTTACGGTTAACAGCCGTACGCACCTCCGAGCGTGCTGCCGCGTCATAAGTCCAGCCACCATGAATCGAACACGGGACAATCTGAGCTTTGATCACTAAATTAATAGCGTTATTTAGCATTAAATATACTACAATCAGATGCTCTACCAACTGAGCTATGGCTGGATAAGCTTCTAGTAAGAATCGAACTTACGTTTTTGGATTGGCTTCACATTTTGTCAAAGTCCAAGGTGATTACCACTACACTATAGAAGCTTTAATAGTATCAGTAATTTCATCTTTAAGTTCATTATTATATTTCATACACGTGAGAGTTATAGCGAATAAACCAGCTGAACTATTGGCAACAATCATGGGAACGACGTCATAATGAATGGAATAAACCAATCCCATTATACTCGCAATAATATTTAGTGTCAAAAAGTAATAGTTAATAGCGTGAGTCTCCTTTGTCTTATGTACATGTACTACCTGTGGAACAAACATGATAGCTATCAGCACAGAGCTTAGCAGTCCGATAACATCTATGGAGTTCATCTTACATCTTATAAAAATGTTATGTTTAAGTAGGATGTATTACGCAGTCAATCTTTTGCTGGTGGTATTCATAATAATTTTATGGCAGCGAAGACAGGAAGAGATAAGTTATAAGTGTTTCCTTTTAACTCTCAAGGACGATAAAGAACGACACAGCGTTTTCATTGAAAACCATGACAAAACGATTCCATTAGAAGTTATTTATGGTAAAGATACGAGACACCCAAGGGATGCTATGAGATATAAAAACATAATAGAGCCAGAATATTACAAAAAGGCGATGAAATTATACTATAACCCGGATATGATAAGACCGGACATCACATACTTCAATTTGGGAGCAATTGGTTGTTATGTGGGTCATTTAGAATTCCATAAGAGATGTCACGAACAAGGATTGAAATATGCGGTCATCTTCGAAGATAACGTGGTCGTCAAAACTAAACAATTGTACGAAGAAATTCAAAATGTCATAGAACGAAAGGGTGATAATTTTGAAATGTGCTTTTTCCACTGTCTCTCGAGATTTCCCGAGAAAATTGAACAAGGTGACTTAGAAAAGGTTCGTTGGATTTCTAGCACTAAATGTTATCTTGTTCATGTACCTAATATGCAAAAATATGTGGATTATTTCTTACCAATGGATAATCACATCGATATGAAGCATGAGGATCTTATAGCAAAGGGAGCTCGTGTTTACTATAAGGACCTGAGACACTGTATGATCATAGATAGAACTCATAAAAGTACTATAGGTCATAGCGATCATGGGAATAAAAATTTCTTCTCGAAGCAATATCCCAAAATAACAACCCATGTGTTAAGACGAGGATATTAATTTAGAGAATGTACGGCTTCTTCTTGCGCTCTTCCTCGGTACGCAATAATTGCGTAACTGCGAGGAACGCGATGGCAACGAAAATAGCATTTTCCTTGTCGCGAGTAGTGGCAAAAGCCATGAGCAAGAACGTAGCAAACTTACCGACCTTATTGTTAAGAACCTTGTCAATGATAGCCGGTTTATCGGTAATGCCCCGCAAACCAAACATGGTATGCATCAACATAATCATACCGAAAATATACGGACCATTGATAAACTTATCAAGCGCCGGGAAGTAGTTGAAACCGTCTCCATGGAGGGCAAGTCCGGTAAGTGCCGAAACTAACATCATCACTAGGACAATTTGGTTGCTGAAGATGGACATTGTTTTATACTGTATATAATTATTATTTTTTCAAATATGCTGATGACGGGGATCGAACCCGCGAATCTCCTGCTTACAAGGCAGGCGCCTTACCACTTAGCTACATCAGCTTTTATCATATTGATAAATATAGTATACTCTTTAATACACTACTGGGGAATAATCTTCTAGTGGAGTGAAGCTTCCGGCATCCCTGATGAAATTCTTGTTTTTTAGGGAATGGAAAAATGTCTCTTCACCCATCCGGGCACACAATAACGAATCATATAAACTCGGCTTTGTAGCTCCTATCAAGTTACCGGGTTTAATGAATTTACAATCGGTTTCATATTTTTCATGGAGAATTTTGCACACATTTTCATAGTTACTCCCCCGGGAAGCAATAATCACGGCAGATCTACAATTAGATATGTATTTTTTATAAATACAATCTGCGATGAGTGGGTCTTCGATTAAACCGGGAGAGAGAACTTTGTCTATTTTTTGTTTATTTCTATAGTATGTATGTTTGGCTAAATTGTCCGTTTCGTCTTCTGGAGTCTCAAGTACAACGATGGATTTTGATGTAATAGATTCCATATACGCCAAATTAACAAATTCCTTTAAAACATTAATAGTTGATTGAAACCCAAAAGTTTCCAGACCTCTAATATCATTATTAAATCCCTTTGCTAGACATATCACGTTTGTAGATACCCGATCGTCTAGTGCGATTTGTCTTGCGCGACTAATCGTAATTGCTCCACCTATGCAATACAATTTATCCAATTTAGAAATTTCATGAATGGCACTATGCATGTCAAGATCCTCTCTGGACATGTGTAGTATAGATCCAGCATCATCACTTAACATATCTGGAGATAATTCCATTTTCATGCCATAATTTAAACCGGCAAACCCTTCTTTGTATCCATACACTCTATTCCCAAATTTTAGCTCTCGAATGGCTAGACTCTTTATTGCAGTATTAACACCCGCACAGGTATGACCGGCTGTTAATATTCCAACTTTATGGGATAGAGTGTTGACCATGTGTACCTAGCCTATTCTAAACGGGAGAACTATCTTTAGATGTATTTATTTTGGGAGAATTGGATAGCTCTTCGTCTAAACTACCACTTCCCGAGCGCATGAGAGATTTTCTTGATGAAATTTTTCCTAACCATTTTGATACAGATTTTTTAATTTTACCACCTTCACTTCGCGAACAATCTTCCCCTACACTCACCAATACATTCAACCCATTACATACATCCGGTTTGTTTTCTTTTGTGGGAAATTCAATATTAAAATCCACTATAGATACATTCGGTAAATCCGGACTATCGTCTAATAGGCGATCATACTCGTATCTACATTTTTGAAAGAACTCTCCGACATTTTGTCTATGTTCCCGTTGAAGCGAAAGCTCCATTTCAACATTTCTATAAAATTTAGAATATTGGACGCAAGCTAGTGAATGGCGCCCGGCAAGAGTATTACTCCCGGAAAACTTCAATATAGATGTCAGAATACCCGCTATCACATTCAAAAACGCAAATAGATATTGCGCTATCATGATATTCGTTTTACTAGACGAAGATAAGTCATCAGAACCACTTGGATTAAGAACCGCAAAACCCCCTACGCCCGTGATGGAAGAAATAATTATTGATGGATATGAGAGGCGGTTATTTTGTCTATTATAATGAACTCGGGCGTGGTTATGCAACCATCGATACCCAGCTGCCTTTTCCGCCCAATTCAATAAAAGTTGTTCTTGCTTATCGCACCATTTCATTTCTGATTCATCTCTTCCTGATGATGTACTACCTTTAGAATCCACATGTTTCAGGTGATTTTGATCCATGGTTAATTTTAACGCAGATATTTTTCCAATTCTGGTTTCATTTCACTGATCCACCATTTTTTCTTTTTAGGATCCCATCTACACCCGTGTTTTTTCGCATGTTCTTTGTCCGAGAATGGAACATTCAAATACGTTCTACTCATCATTGTTTCTAACTTGTTCCCAAGAAATATGGGTTCTTTCGGTTTATCATAGGGACAATGAGTCAATCCAATAGCCATGTTAGCAAGTCTATCGGCATTTTCGTTGCCCAGGGAATGAACGTCATCTTTGCCGGTATGAGCCTTAATATGCTTGAAAAATATTCTATGCTCCGCAAACGGCGAGTTACGTCTGTATAATTCATATCCCCTTTTAACCATATCCTTATTGGGAATATCCGCCGACCATCCCTTCGCCGCACATTTCTCACCGTATGTTGTTACACATCTAATAGCGTAAATAGAATCAGATACAATCGTAACTACTTTTCCATTTTCTACGTCATCCTTTATGATTGTATATGCCT